TTTTCCCGTAAGAACATGTAGCGCCGCAGAAGACAAAATGTACAGCCTGTCTCTGTAAACCCTGAGTCCTTGTATTTTTAAAGACTGAGCGTTTGTTCCTCCACCGGGGGTACGCAGCGGAATATTGCCACTATTGCTCCCGGTCCAATCGTCGTCGTCGCCCGTCTGACTGTAATAAAGGCGGTCAGGAAAACCGGAAACACCCCCTACCCAGAGTTTGTCAAGGAAGTATTCTACGGAATTGCCGAGAGTAAAAGTCCCACTGCCTATTACAAGGTTCGTACCGTTGGTATCGAACCGTATCACTCCCGGCGTACTGTTGGCAAAATAAACCGCAGGGTTCCCCGCTGCGGTAATGCCCCACGCTATCCTGTATGGATAGGTGTCTGCATTAGTTACCGCAGATCCAAATTTAGCCCAGGAGTTGGAAATGGTCGTCACTGCCCACGTTTCATCGTCGGCAATAGCAACAAGTGTCGCAGCACTTCCACCCAGCCTCCCCTTTTTGTATAGGGGGGTAATCGCATTGACTTTTGTTTTAGTTATGTCATTGCCAGAAGTGTAGTCTTCCAAGCCCCTGCGCTTACGAAAAGACCCCGCCCTCGACACATCAGCATTTTTTACCTCTACAAACGATGCCTTATCGTTAGCAAGAGTCGTGTTCATGCCCAGATTCGAGAAATCTATAACAAACGGTATCAATGCCATTATCACGCCGGGGTTATGGGTAAGACGATATTCTGCTGACGGACATCACGACGCCACCCGCCACCAAGAACAATGGAAGAACTTGACTCTGGGCGAGATCCCCTCCGAGCCTCTAAAACAGCCCGGTCGAACTCAGGGTTGTTCTGCAAAGTCCTGATGCCCCTGGTGAAGTCACCGTGCCACCCGCGTACAACCTTCTCAGACCACTCCGCAACCATCTGGTGGTACAGCTCCGGAAGGGCAGGCTCGTCGTCATTATGTGCCATCTTAACGACCTGCGGTACGTATCTATACAAAATGCTCTTGCCGTCAGGGACATTGAAAAACCTGGCCTGCTGGTATGTGATACTCCTGCGGTCCGGTCCTATCTCAGCCACTATGGTGGCATTCGGATCTGTGCCCACTATCAGAGTGTTGGTGCTGTCCCACGACTTCTGTATAGAAAGCACCTCGCTGAACTTGTTAGTAGATTTGACTACATCGGTAGAATCGGCGCCCGTAGCCAGTGTCTCCCTGACGAAGAGCCGGTCCCGCACGTTGGTGGTGTCTACTGTGTACCCCTCTATGCGGACATCTTTGCTCTGATCTGCCGCCGTATCCACACCGGTCATGTTAAGACGTATATGTCCCGCCGGTCCTATGGTGTTCGTGGATTTGGTAGCCGCTATTGCCACCGTCCCCACGGTAAAATCACCCGCCGCAGCGACTGTCGGGAGTGTCGTATCAGAACTGGAAGCGTTGGCAGTGAACGTCACAGTGCCCACCGCCGCCGATGCAAGTTCGATCCTATGCACCCACGTAAATTCTTTGGTCGTCAGTACACCGGTAGCCCCCGCCAGCGTTATGGTCTCGCTCGTGACGATGCCGTATGTCTCGCCGTAGATCGTAGCCTTTTGAGTGTCGGAGGCACTATCAGAGACCCCACGCACCTTCGTCGCCGGCTGCTGCCGAACAGGGAACGTCTCAGGAAGCATAGCCACCTTAGGGATCTGCGCCCCCGCATCCGGATTCGGTATGTAATGGTTGAACTCATCGGTAGACATTGTTTCAAGACGCTGCGTGTCCTCCTCAATGAAGAACTTTCCCTGGAGACTGTGAAAATCTGGCTCCAGAGCATATTGCATCCTGCCCGAGGTGGTCCTTATAAAACCATCCCGTATGTTGGCCGCCCACTCCATGCGCGACGACAACTCTCGTATCACTATGTTAATGGCCGTCAATATCTGAGTGACGGTATTGGTGTTGGTGTCGTTCATGTTGAGCGTTATCTGGTCCTGGATCTCTTTTCTGGTGATGGTACACCTCCTGACAACCTCAAATAGTGTGGTATTCGTGAGAGTGCTTGAGCTTGCCCTTCTTGCACATCTGTACTATCTCTGTTCCACTCAGCGTAGGAAATGAGAGATGGGGATAGGTCTCGTAAGCGTCGAACAGTCTTTCTATTTCAGGCCACCCACCGTCTCTGGCGTTATCTACAAAAACAAGACACTCATCGGCTCTATGGGCATCTACATATTCCAAGTCCCTCGATAGCCCCTCTCCGTCGTGTGCCCCATCTAAGAAAGCCATCTCGATACCCTGCAAGTCAATAAGCGGCTCTTCGCCAAACACATCCGGAGTAGATCCTATCACCTGTGTCACAAACTCCTTTTCCTCTTCACGGATAGCCCCTGACGACATAAGTCCATAATCTTTGGGGTCTACTGTCCATAGATGGCCGAACTTATTAGCCACCAAACCTTCTGCTATAGCCCTCGTAGACCTGCCCCTGTGCGTCCCTGTCTCAAAGACAATTTGAGGTTTCAAAGCCCTGACCAATCCTGTGAGAAGGTGTGCCATCCCTTCGTCGATTCCCCAGGTGTCCACCGTCCCCTCCAGTACTTTAGGAAACAATATGTCTACCTCAAACAGTTGACCGTTCGTACTACCGGGGCGGGCGATCATTGCCTTGATTTCAGTGTCGTCGCCGTGCTTTGCCATTAAAGCCCCCTCATAGTTATGCGTCGGTCTTTCGGCCCCTTGGGATTCAATATCCATACTCGCGTCTTGTAGAACACTACCACTCGTTCCCATATGCTCAACCTGTTAGCCGGTATCCACTGCCTGCTCCCACACTTGCAACGCAGCGTAACCTCCCCATTGGTATCGAGCCGCAAACACATATTGCACCGAAACAGTTTCAAACCTCTATTCCCCTCTTTACCAATTCCGCTCTCGCCGTATCGAACCTGTCTACCGCCGGTTGTTCAGACGCCCAGGCTACCAACTCTTCAATACCTGAGAACAGAGAAACTTCAGGAACAAAACCAAGTTCTTCCATTTTGGTTGTGCCAGCATAACAGTGACGGACATCTCCATGCCTGAAAGATCCTATTTCCACTTCGTTGTCGGAACCAAGCACCCTGGCGAGCAACTGTGCCACCTCTCCAATCGGGGTAGCATTGCCGGTTCCTACGTTGTACGTCCCCTTCTCTCCCATAGTCATAAGGCAGGCTGTAACGACATCGTGAACAGAAATGAAGTCCCTTGTCTGCTTGCCATCCTCATATATCACAGGTTTATTGCCATTCTTCAATCTGCTCATGAAGATTGCCATGACTCCACTGTAAGGATTGCTCAGGGACTGCCGGGGGCCGTATACGTTAAAAAAGCGTAAAGAAGTTACCGGGAATCCGTATACCCCTCCGACATGAACACACATCTCTTCCTGCTGCCTCTTGTTAAAAGCATAGATGCTATTGCAGTTTTGCTCCGCATCCTCATGGGTGGGCATAGGGTCTGCCTGGTTGCCACATTTCGGGCATGATGGCTCACAGAAATATGACCGAAGTGCAGGTCTCACCATCCCGCAATCGACGCACCAATACACTCCTTCTCCGTAGGAAGACATGCTCGCTGCCACCGTCAGGGGAATCGGGTCCTCAGAAAGAATCTGCAAGAGGTTCGCCGTCCCCATCACATTCACCTCTGTATATCTTGCTATCTCATATTGCGACTGCCCGACTCCCACCGCTGATGCGAAATGGAAGATGTGGTCCTGGCCTGATACGACTTTTCTCAGCTCCCTGTTGTCTCTCACATCCCCATAAACAAACCGACCCCGCAAATAGGCAGGCAGTTCGGTGTGGACCTGTGTGTCCAAGTTGTCAAAGACAGTTACCTCGTGTCCCAGTTCAACGAGAGTATCTACAAGATGGGAACCTATGAACCCGGCTCCTCCGGTAACAAGGATATTCATGCTGGAACCCCGACCTCTCCCCATTTCTCGTTAGGCCCTGTCACCCCTTTACTCAGGGTCTCATCGAGAAACTCTTTGTTCTTCCACCCTTCTTCCCGCATCCGGCCAAGGTCCCGGGGGTGCCACAGATGGTAATGGGACACCCGGTTACCTGACTCCTGCGTAGCCGCGAAACCCAGAGTATGGATGCTTTTACCCGCGAGGATAGCCCTGCACTCCAAGTCTGTGTCAAGGCCTCCCCATCCTATAAAGTTTTCATTGTAACCCGTCAACTCTTCCCAGTCACTGCGCCGCATCGCCTGGCAATCCCCTACCGCCCTCGTGAGAGCGGGGATGGCTATATTGGGATCTATAACGATATTCATCATGCCTGTTTCAGGGACATTCATTTTGATATTGCCCCCCTCTACTATTGCGGTGGTCCCTTCCGGGGTATCAAAACGGGTGGCCTCTACCAACGTGTCAGGGCGGCAATTGTTCTCTACTTCAGCAAAGAACTCTTCAGTGTATAATATATCGATGTTCGTACAGCATATGACATCTCCAGTAGATGCCTTTATGCCGATATTTTTGAGCCATGCTTCGGGGTACGGCCCTTCCGGCCCTTCGACATGAACAACCTTGAACTTGAATGGATGCTGTTGCACTCCGTTGTCTGACTGCATACCAAGAGGAACAAAGTCATTGTAGACAACCAAGACGACCTCTATGTCCGCCGTCTGCATTTCAAGCGTCTTGAGCCAGAGATCTGTGTCCCTTTTGTGCATGGACGAGACTATTGAGATCATATCAGGTTCGTTGCCTTTTTAGAGTCGATCACGTTCTGGCGCATAGTCTGAACCTCTGCTTCCAGATCCTGCTGGTGGGGCTTTCTGTCTGTCTGTATACGAGGAACGCCGGAATTTAAAAACTCTTTGCCTTCCTTCTGTTCCTGCTCGGCCCGCGCCCGGTAGATTTTGGTAATTACGGGATTGAACCCGACATGGCCGCAATCTACGTCTGTGTCACACCAGATCTCAATGCCCTTCTTTTTCGCCCGGTAGCACCAAAGCATGTCTTCCGTTCCTACTTTCGGCATAATAAAATATGGCTTGCCGAGATCGTTCTCTTCAACCATCGTCATAGACTCGTCAGGAAGTTCTCCCACATAATGATCTATGATGTCTTTCTCTTCAGGAGTCAGGCTTTTCAGTACCTCAAGCAGTTTCGGAGGATAGGGGGTGTGGTAGGTCGTTTCCTCTCCCCGGCGTGTGAGGCAGTCCGTTCGGCAGAGCATGGCATGTGTTCCACCTCCGTCTACCTCAATAAGTCCCTGGTCCATATCCTTGAGCGTGAGATTAACATAGGAACCGTGATCGTGAAAATCACCAACGGTAGACTTCAGGATGCCGATCTCATAGGGACTGCGCCGCATATAATAGGGGGTAATCATGACATCTTTGTCGTGTTCCAGGTAGCGGGGCAGCAGCTCAGGCCGGATCGTAGCATCGTCGTCGAGCCAGAAAATATGGGTAAACTCTCCATCGAGAGCAGCCTGACAGAGCATGGTGCGGGCGAAATGTACGAACGTCCTTCCCACTATAGACCATGAGAAATTCAGTCCCCACCTTGTCCATGCTGTGGTGCACTCCATGTGGGAGGTGTGAGCTTCGGAAGAGAACATATTCGTATAGTTCGGCGTAGCGATAAGGACCTTCGCGTCCATACTTTTCTTCGTGAGATCTACTCCATAGTCAGTCATGCAGACTCCTTGTGAAATAGGGGGCAGGCAAATCCTGCCCCCTAATTGAACAAACGACTAGAAACAGGACAGGAACACGGTTGCATTCGTGGCGTTCGTGCTGTCATCTACCGTCCATCCCACCGCCGCCCCATTATATTCAGGGCTGGTAAGCGTGGACTGGGTGGCTTCTGTCACGACTGAGGTAGGGGCAACACCTTCAGAACTTGCCACCACCAGACGTGAAGAAGCGATAGATGCCGAAGCGCGTACCGTATCCACTCCGTAAATCTGCAACCTGCCGACCGCGCCTGTCGCAATGGTAGAATCTACCACTCCCGCGACTTTGCCAGCAATTCCGGTAGTCACGTTTACCGCCACGTCCACCACATTAACATAGATACCCGCATTTGCTGCGGTAGTGGTGGCGGTCCATGCTACAGGGACACCCGGCAAAAGTTGGTCTGCGGCTACCGGATCGTTGGTGACGGTAACAAAGACCGTCTCCGCGTCCGTCCTTAGAAGACTCTGTAACTCCATCGTGAAACTCCTTTTAATTTACCTTCTGGACGCCCCTGCCAACAACGATCAACTCGCCATCAACATTGTCACCGGTCTCGATGGTAACAGTGGGCCCCTTGCGGTCCGTGTTTGCCGTGCCGTCTGCATCCTTAATAAGGATCTTGGCGGTGGGAGAATCGACATGCGACTCTACCTCCCACGCTACACTGGCGATATAAGCGAAACCGGTATCTATATCACCACCAGTGTCACCTGCCGCATTGGTGCAGCGCCACGACCTCGTGACGAATCCCCCGACACTGCGGGGGTTATTGGGAAGAGCTCTTGCCGTTGCTGCGAAAGCCATCATGCACCTCCTATGCCACGATACCGGAATACACGAAATTCCACCGTGGGTTCTCACAGACAAAGTTAGTCTGCAAAAGCGTCAGGGCGGTGCGAGCATCCTGGTTCCACGGCGTCTGGAAAGAACGCGGGGTGAAGTTAGCGTCCGGATGGACACCAACCCACCACGTATCCGTGGTCAGGCCATACACACGACCGGCAGGGCAATGCTTCGTAAAAATGACCGGGCGACCGTGGATCTTGATCGAGCCGAACATAACATCTGCGTTGTCCGTCTGGGTGTATACGATGGCATTCGACATGCGCTTGAAGATGTAGCCCATAACGGTCTCAGAGCAGAAGAACACATCTACCCCTTCACCCTCACCCGGACTTGCTTCCAGCATCATATCGAACAGATCTTCCACGCCTCGCTGGGCGAAGGAAGGAGCCGTTTCCGTTACGGCCTGTGAAGCACCGTTATACCGGTTGCGCCAGAAAGCGTTTCCTGCATCGCTTCTGTCGAGACCGGCACAGGTTCCCGTTGTCGGGGTCGTACCCACGTAATACGGAATACCGTTTACAATGAGCGAATCCGCAACCACCGAGTTGTTCTGCTTCCACAGATCGACAGCGATGGTCTTCTTGAAAGATTTCAGCGTCTGGTTCGTCTTCGACTGGAGAATCCGGAACAGAGACTCCTCACCGGAACCGTTCACACGTTCCGAGAATCCATCGATGGTCGTGGAGGCGGCGTACTGCTTCCAGTCCACGAAGGCTCTCGTGAAACCTTCCTGTGGAGTTGTCTGTATCGACCCGTAGCGGCTATAAGCCCCCACGGTGTCGTTTTCCAGGTACTCGACTTCTACGTCGAGTGAGCTACCGGTCGAAATCTCTTTCATGCGTCCAGAGGCCAGTACTTTCGACTGGTTGAATCCTTCCTGTCCTACCCCGTAAAAGACTTTCAGTTCGGGAAGGGCAGTATGGATCTGGTCCGCAATATTCTTCGACAGCAGCCTCTCATGGACGAAACTCAAAATCATGTTGTCTTTGTAGGTTTCGCCGGTAAGTCCCAATCCACTTGCTGGCATGTTGTCCTCGTTTACAGCGTTTTGCCGTACTCAGCGGCGGCTTTCGCCATAGAAGCAGGCGTGATGTTGCCATCAGCATCCTCTATGTCGATCTCCCCGGTACGTCTCGATGACGCCCGTGGCCTCTCTGTCGAGGCACCCACCCTGCGCTTAGCATTGCTGCGTGTCTGCTGCTCCTGCTCTATCTTACCCGACTTGTTCGAGGATACCTCGGCGTTCATCTCCTGCGCCAGTTCCTGGCACTCTTCTACCACATCTGGGTCAGAGAGATTCCACCCCGCCTTCTTAATGATACGAAGGGCGCGGCGCTGCCTGGCATCCGTGAACGCAGCTCCGTACTGCTGCTTGACGGCCTGAAATGTCTGGGCCACCTGCGTCTGTCGGACCTGCCATTCGGTGTTCACCGCCGCCTGTTTCTCCTGCTGGCGCGATGGCACCTTATCGAATATCTTCCCCAACTCCTCGTACTGAGAAGCGGTAAGACCGTGCTCGTCGGGTTCGTCGGTTGAAGCAGTGTTGTCTGGTTGCGTTAGTCTCCCCCGAAGCTCTGCGGCTTCAAGTTCGGCCTGCTGCAACTTCCGGTAGGCTTCCCCGTGACTACCATCGATGTGGCGGCGCTGTGTCTGTAACACCTCCACCGCTTTATCGGGGTTTTCACGCAGGTAGTCTGCCACGGCTTGCGTGTCGCTGTAATCGAGTGCGACTTCCTCGGCGGGAGATTCAGCGGGAGAGGACGCCTGCGGACTTGCGTCGGGAGGCGCCTCTGCGGCATCGTCTGCGGCAAAACGGTCGGAAACTTCTCCGGCCATCTCTTCAAAATCACTCATTAATTACTCCAGGGTTAGAACCAATTGGTTGTTTATCATCTGAAATCCTGTCACCGTATACCGTCCTTCTAAAAGTATCTGTATCTGCTGCATATGCCCCATCAGATTTACGGGAGCACCCGGCTGTGCGGGGGGCTGCACCGTGGGAGCATCCTGTGGAGCACCCATCTGAAAGGCGGGAGCACGCTGCTGCTGTGCCTGCACATTGGCCTCTATCTGCTGCTTCTGTGCTTCCAACGCTTTCTCTGCCCTTACTATCGCCGCTGCCCTATCCTCAGGGGACACATAGTCCGGGTTGGGCCGTGATACGGTCTTATAGTACTGGTTCCCCTGCTTGGCGGCGGTGCCATTCATAGGCTGTGAGGCATCGACGGGGATATGCTCTATTATCTCAGGGGCAAGCTCAGGCGTCACCTGTGGTATCTCTATTCCGGCTACTACTTCAGCGGGAGCAGGCCCTTCTCTGATGGGAGCACGGTTCTCCACCTTGGCTTCATATTGCTCTATAGCCTCCTTTTTAAGGGATTCCCCGGCGCGTTCACGGGCCTCTTCAAAGGCAATGAGCCGTTCTCCTTCGTCAAACTCTTCAAGGGGAGCATTCGGGTCTCTCACGGGAGCATTCATGCTACTACCTCTTGTTTCTTGCCTTTGGCCTCACGCATAGCCGCCATCCTCTCAGCGGTGGCTTCCTTCTTTAAAGTCTCCTGCTCCTCTTCCCAGTTCTCGTTCACCTCCAGCTCTATCTTCCGATCCCTCGGGCGTCTCTGTGAGTTCTTGGCCTGCACCGTTCTCTCTTCGATCCACAGCTCCCCGCAGTCCATACACTGGAAGTCGTATATCTGTATGTACTCGTAACCCTGTATCCGCTGCTGAGTCCCTAAGAGAAGCATCCTTCCGGAATCGCCCTCCTCAAGGCACCCCGGACACATCAGGTGAGAAATAAGCCCCGGTATGTCCTTTAGCCCATCTACGTGCTCTGTCGTCTCTCCGTCGCAGGAAAGGCATTTGAAGGTTACTGTCTCCTCTTTCCTGTCTACCGACACTGGTTGCAGGTTCTCATTGGGCGAACATCCTTTGTTCTCACACTGTAGGCGCATTATATCTCCCTCGGTACGAGTTCCGGGTTGGGGTTGGGTGTGTCTTCCCACCGCTCACCGTTCTTTACCCTGGCAGAGGATTCTGCAAAGGCATCCTTAACTTCTTCCATTGTGGCTTCCTGTGGTTCCTTCTCCTCAGTAACTTTCTGCATGAAGTCGTCCTGGCTACCACGGAACTCCGTGACACCCTTCTGCTCCATCACTTGCTTATGGTGCTCCCGTGAATAGATAGTCTCTCCGAGGCCGGGGTCATATTTGCCATGTCCGTTGTTATAGTACTGGTTCGATACCGCCGGGAGCATCACGTTAGGGGCTGTGGACCTGTTAAGGACGGGCCTTAGCTCGTCGGGAGCATGGCACGAGGGGCAGGAATCTAATATATGCTCCCCGACCACTCTCCGGAGCATCTCCTTATATCCACAGCTATGTTCGAACAGGTAGAATGGCATCACGACCCCTGGATTTCGTTTGACTGTATCGACTCAGGCGTTCCCGGATTTTCACTCGGGAACAGAAGTGCATTCCTGCGTCGCCCCTGAGCTACATTAGGCTGCATCTGCTGTGTCTGCTGTATGTGCTCCCCGACGAATTGCATCTGCTGCTGCAATATCTGTGCCTGCTGCTGCGCCAGAGGTGCTATCTGAGGATCTTGTATCGCAGACAAGGTCATCAGTTGCCGTTCCAGCTCCCCGGCAAGATCGTTATGTTGATCGAGATGGTATTTGGAGTCCTCGCCCGGGAGAGGCTGTACAGGCTGTCCCTGCATCAAAGCCTTATGCTCAAGCTCCACACGCCCCTGTGTGTCCACTGCCGCCTCTGTGAAGTACACTTCGGGCTGAAGGCCTAATCTACGCAGCATCAGCTTCTCAAGGCGTGCCATGCCCTCTCCCTGGACGTTCGGGGAGGATCGCATCTCATGAACAGCGTTAATGGAGTTGTTGAGGTCGTTCTGCTTGTCTCCCGGCAGGGGCAATTCAATAGCTATCTGCCACTGGCCTACCAAATCGGACCTCTTGAACTCTTCCCACTGGTTTCGGGTGCCGAATACGGGAACAATGAGTCTGTCAGGCCCAAATTCCCGCACAACAGCCAAAATCTTCGTCATGCACTTCGTTATGCCCTTACGGACCTTCTTGGCGGTGTCGTTTAACAGTATCTGTGTCGAGGAGGAGGCTTCACGGACCTCTGTGGCCGTTGCGCCCGTTATATTGCCCCTGGCGGGATCGTTGAGCCCTACAGCCTCCTGCACCGTCTCCTTCATAATCGCCCGCATCTGGAAGAAAGAGTTGTCTATGGGGTTAGAAGGAACCGGTACAAGGGCATTCTCTGCCTGCACTTCTATGATGGCGTCCATATCAGGATTCTGAAGGTCCATCTTCGTCTGGGCCGTATTTTCAGGATTCTTGAGCCTGTCAGGGAAAAGCATCCATTTCGTTGAGGCGTTTTTAACGTGTATCCCCATGCGATGGGCTATATCCATCTCCATGCGCTGCGGATGGTCCAGGTAAGACACTGTCCCCGGCCCATGAACATGCTCCGGAACCACCTGATGGCGCAGCATCTCAAGAGGATACCCCTTCATAAACCGGTATGGTTGCCCCTGGAAGGGTCTCACAGGGTCTAACTCCGCCTCTATCCATGCTGAAAAGTCTCCCTCGGCCTTATCGTAGTGCTCCCAGATATCAATAATGCCCATACCCCTGTCGGCTTTGGTTCTATCGAGCTCTTCCTCATCGAAAGTAAGCCTGGCTTCGTCGGTAATATCTGTCGGCTGCACACCCTTCGGATGGCGGTACGTCATATCCTCTTTCCACTCATCGAAATTCCTTCGGGATCTCACTAAAACATATCTCGAATCCTCGAAAGTGTTACCACCACCACCCCAGAAGACGTCCCTTCCTGATACGCGATATAAAAAGGGCATGTCAGGGTCATCGCCCTCGGTATCAGCCGAAGTAGTGGCCTCCGTGACTACAAGGTCATCACCGTGCTCGTCGATATGCCTGGTGGCAAATGCCAAAATGGTATCCCTGAATGGCGACTCCTGCACATCCGGTGACTCTAAAAACATCTGGTGGGACGGTATATGGGTGGCATGGCGCTGATCTTCCTCCACCGGGGTGTCAAAGTCCCCCTGTAGCCACAACTCGTGCTCTTCATTGGCTAAATCCTCGGCGGCCTCCAGCTTTGCGAGGGCCTTTTCGCTCTGATAAGCCCTTCCCATGCCTATTTTCCACATTCCGAACGGGTATACCAGCGAATCCGTTATTACGAGTTCTGTCTGTTCGGCGCCCTTAATAGCATCCCACAGATAGTTCATATAGGCCGTAACACCGTTAGATCGGTCCTGATACCTACTCTGGAGAGCCCGGGCGAAGAACTCAGGGTCATCGAATATCACGGTGGCTACCAACTGGCGTATCGTACTATGGACGATGTTAGGTCCGAGCTTCATAGTATCGACGTCGCCACCTGCCCAGTCGTTCGTGAGGAGACGTATGTATTCGTCCCACTGGCGAGACCGATGCTCGGACTGCCTTTTAGCTATTGCTATACGTGCCTGCACTATTTCAGGCGTCATATTTGATGTCCTTGATTAGGGAAGACAAGGTGCTTTAATCTGTGTGCCAGCGATTTATAACGGTATAGGGTTTCCCACCAGAGCCGTTGGAGTCGAACCATGCAAACTAAGCACCAAACTCAAAACCGTTGAGTTATCCTTAACGCACACAGCCTCCCGTCCATCTTCCCGCTACTCATTTCTCGCAATGGAAGCATTTGCCCACATCACACAATCTTCCAACGCCGTAAGAGCCACAGACAATTCCCTGCTCGGAGGACATTGCCTCGAAAGCAGATAGGCGTAGTTACGTCCTTCGTCACGAATCTCTACATACCGTTCGGCCTGTCCATCTTTCGGAGTATGGTAACAAAAATTATTGTCCAGTTTTTTTACTACATCTTCCTTCGGTTCATATTTCATTTTCCCCATCCTTTGGGTAAACCCTTCTTGTGGGGTAATAAGCAGCTCTCCATACCTGTCACTATGACCTCTCATGCCGCATTCCCTCTCGCATACTTCCGCTCGTCGTCTTTCCTGTCGTAGTCCTCAAACGCCGCATTCCAAGAGTTCATATCCACTTCCTTGACCTTCTCAGGCATATAAGCGTTATTCAAATACATCAGCATATATCTCAGGCAATCTATCGCGTGATCGGGAGAGGAGTCGTCCATATCCTCGATATCACTGTCATTGGTGACGGCGCGGACCATCTCGTTAATAAGGTTGTTGCAGGACTCAAAGACATGAAGACGCGGCTGCACCACCCCATCGGTATATAGATGATCGTGTATCAGGTTGAACCCCTGCTTACGACTTCCCCGCCGAGAGTCGGAAGGCATAGCCGAGATGCCTCTTTTTCTTAGCTCAGCGCCAATCGTCTGGTGCGTCTCGATAACAGCGGAGGGGCCGGCATCAAATATCGACCTATCTGCCACAGTCTTAAAAGGTACCGTCGGATGGTTGCTGTCCTCCCACCCCATCCTTCTCCTCTTAGCGTGTATCTTCTCCGCGTGCCAATCGATCCTCTTGCCGGTGGCGTAATGCTCGTCGGTAATGTAAACATCCCCGTCAGGCGTTCTACAACCCCACAGAGTGCAGAACGGGTTCCGGAATCCCCAATCTATACCCTCTATGCGAGCCAAAGGCATGGAGGCTAACTTCGCCCTCATTTCCCGCTCTTCACCACGGGGGACTACGTGTGTTATGTTAGAAAACTGACCAAAGAACGAGCCAACAACAATGTTCCACGCAGCGACCACATCCGCATTGATAAGCGCATCGCGCACCATCGGGTTAGGCATCCTTAAAAGCCGTCCCACATACCCGTCATCGATATGGGGGTTCTCTCTAAACGAAGAGGGTATAAACTGTATCGTATCGTTATATTCCTTACCCTCGAACTCATGCTTTATATAATGCAGCGCATAGGGGGTGCATCTCATGATAAACCTATCCCGGACCCACGGGACACCAGGGCCGATGGGGTTGCCTGTACATCTCAGATATGCCGTTAGTGACTTATCTCCAGGCCTCACCCAGGGCATAATGCCTCCATATTGGTCTAAGGAGAACTGAGGCACCTCATCGAATGCCACGTATGTGAGGTTATGACCCTGCCACAGCATATAGTCGTCTTCGTTGTGCATATGAGAGAAGGTTATTACCTCCCGGTCCCCATCTTTCCACACCTTACCACCATCCAACGGCTTTAACCCAAAAGAGGGGTATATCTCACGTGCGTACCTTATTAACTGGGAAAGCTGACGCTCCTCCTTACGAAAAAGCACCGCCTGGTACGCAGGATGGGTGAACTGAGCAGGCTTATGTCCCAGACCCAAAGCATCTATTATAAGGCCGTGACTCTTCCCACCTCCCGGCAGACCTCCGTACAGGAGCTCATATGCAGGAGACTGTAAGAACCAAAGTTGAGGTCCTGGATTTGGAGTAAAACCTTCCATACTACCTCCGGGGGTCATGGCGAGTGTGACGCTTCGTTCACAATTACAGGGAAGACCATCCTTACTCCAAAGAACATCTGGTGTTGCTGCTTCCGGCATTGCGTCCTAAGCTGGCCCAGGGACTCGCTCACCCCGTTATGTGCCGTTAAGCACAAAAAACCGGCCATAGAGAGGGGATAGCCTCTATCCAGGCCGGTAAAAATCTTCCATTAGTTGTTGTGCCCTGAGGGGTTTCTACCGGTCGCAGTAGCTCCTTCCCCCCTCAGGGGCCTGAAGTACCAAGATTGGGCTTTTCGTAGACGGAGCAACCCTGACTCCGAGGGAGCAGCAAATGCAAATGGCATAGCCACCGGGCGGGACCGCTTCCCCGATCACCCACCCTCTATTTATTATCGGCCTCAGACACCCGGCAATATCTCCTCCATGTCCACCTTCTCAAAAGAAAGCGAAATGGCATTGGGAGTCAAGTCCAGGGGGTTGGAATGGGGGTCTTCATCGGAACAGTTAGAAATGATCTCAAATGTAACCTCGACAGGAGGAGGAGTATCTAACGCCTCCAACGGCACTATGGTCCCATTGGTTCCGTGGCACTTATGACCTATGTACATCACCCACCCAAGTAACGAACGTACCGCATCTTCTGACAATTCACTAAGATCTTCTTTCATGCTATTTCCTTTACTCTGTCAATCACGATGTGCGTAAAGTATTTAATTTGCCTCATGATTTCTCCTGCCGATGCTCCCACGTCTTTGGCGTGAGATGGGAGCATCGGCGGTAAATCGTCGCGGACAGGCTTTTTTTCAATAGAGCAGCCCTGGCTCCGTAGGGACGGCATTGAAAGTGGCTACCCAACCACCGGACGGAACCGCTACCCCCTAACTCCGTCCACTTTGGGCTTTTCAAGGTAGAGCAGCCCTGACTCCATAGGGTGCGGACATGTTAATCGGCATGAGCCGACGGGTGGGCCGCATACCCCAATATACCCACCCCGATCTATTTATCGCGTATCTCCTGCGTATACCTGCACGGTCACCCAGCCATCAACAGGTGACTCCAATGCCACTCCCGCCATATTAGTGCCACCGATATAACTTCCCTGTTTGACTGTCTTTACCGACACCCCCTCAACAAACTCCACAGGGTCGCCAGCAACTATGGGGCCAAAAGCCTGATACCTTTCCTTGACTACGCCAGACTCCCACGTCTCAAGCATCGCGTATCTCCATAGCCTCTGCCTTCGACAGCTTCCGCACACGCTCGTCACCGTCCATCAGATACCAACCACGCTCTCCAGAACGCTCGTAGGCAACAACCAAATCTTCCATTGGGGGAGGGGACTCAGCCTCGACTGCCATCTTGGGAATCTCCACGAAAGATGGAAGAACTGCCGTACTATGCCCGCACCCGCACAAAGCCATACCTCCACCCGTAACCTGCATCACAACGCCGCAACCCGAACACGTCAGCTTCATGACTTCCTCCGCTTTACCGCTGCCGAAAGAAAAAAAGCCCGGAGACCCTCTCGAGACAATGAGTCAGTAAAATTCATTGAGTCAGCAAAATCCATGAGGTCAGTGATATAAAACTCCACCCTAGTACAAAACGAACGGTCCCCTATCTTCCACAATACAGGCCGAGACCACGGCTTCTTCATGACTTCCTCCACGGAGCATGGATAGCCCACAACGCCATCAGAACACGACCGCCAACAGCCTTGAGCATGACGCCACGCCAATCGTATGACTCGGTGCGATCACTCATAAAAACCCTCCTGACTTAATATCCAAGGGAACACCCCCGACACCTGACAGTGCCAGGGAGCCAAACACCGTGTCAGCAGCCTAAGACCGCGTGTGTTCCCGAATCCCAAAAAGGCGGGAACAGGGACTCGAACCCTGAACGCCCTGCTTGGAAGGCAGGCACTCTGCCAATTGAGCTATTCCCGCATGAAAACTCTCCTGGCTAACCGAACAACAAATTCAATGGGGGACAGGGCGTACAAAGTAGTCAACGCCCACACGCTTCGGACCAGCAGGAGCATAAAGAGCCTTCAGACCAGCACAGCTCTTCCTGTGACCCGGAACCTCCTTTGAGAAACAAAAATAACAATACCCCTTACCCAACAAATTTACTATCCTCTCCCGCTCAGCAGGCAGCAAAACCTCAAGCATCTCACGCAAAACCTTCATGAGAGCAAACGCAGGCTTGTATACCGGACGTACCTTGAATTGTGCCACAAATACACCGCCTAACCGAACGTAAGTGAAAATAAATGCAAAAGGCTAAACACGGGGTTTCCTCAGCTAACTTGTTGAAAATAAACAACCGCAATTTGAGACACCAGAGAACACTTACGTACCGAAATGCCCCTCAGGATAGTGAAATGCGCGGGGGGAGAAGGGAGAAACCCTTTTCTTATTAGCTTCGGTGTCGAACGATCTGCGTACAAACAGGTGCCTAATTGTACAGGCCTTACTTCGCATAATGGCCATTATGTAAACCTGGCTAATCGCCCTATTCATCGGCGTCTTCGCCCACGTCGTAGGATTCTGTGAGTTGTTCGTTGACACCTTCGACGGTCTGGAATGCGGCCGTATCTTTCTCCGGGACCGCGAACACCCTGACGTTATGGGTATGCTCGGCCGTGGTGTTCTGTTGGGTCCGACTGGTTACGTCACCGGACACCAGAGCAACCGTCTTGACTGACACATCCTGTGCTTGGGCAAGGTGCCGGAGATCACGCGCATCATATTCCATGTCTTCCGACGACATACGCATCCGTTGAGCCATATTGCGAGCCGTGGCGTCAAGGTCTGCATAGACTTCACGCTTGGTTTCTCTCCAGTTATCACCCAATTCTTTATCTATGTCTTGTTGTGGTGGAGTTGTCAGCGGGTGATCTGGAGTCTGTAGTATTCTTTTTGCGCTTGTCCAGGATGTTCCGGCACGCTTGGCTATTTCGGTAATATTGGGATTGCCGTTCATCTTAACCAGGATAGAGCCTAAGGCTTTTACTTTGCGTACTACCTTAGTAGGTACAGGAACAGGCATGTTGTGTCCTATGTGTGTGTGTACAGATAGGCTTCTATTTGTACAGTATACTTATATGTGAAGGTAGGTCAAGTACAAAGTTCTTCCATTGTGGACTATCTGAACATTTATTGTAGAAAGGTGTTGACATACGTGTTGCCATGTGTATATTAATAGGTATAACATGAGTCGAGACGGTGAATACAGTCCATCGCCTGAAAACGGACATCTTGACTTCCTTACGGCTACCAGTAACACGCCCACCATGTGGCCACTGTTGCTTTGTAGTCCATAGGATAGACATTCAAACCATGACGGCACAAACCCCGTTGTGTGAGTCTGTGACACCACAATTGACACGTTGTAGTGTGGTCAATCGATAGTTCGCGGCTATAGTGGTGTATCTCTACATAGTGTGGAGTATAACAAGGGGAAATAAAATGCATCCATTAATGACACAGATTCACGGTATGTCATCGGGAACCTTTGCCGGCTACATATCGGACGCATGGGGTGACGTGGAAGATTACGAAACAATCGACGCCATTTACAATAACTTTGTATCATGGGCGTATCTCAACTCTGATATGTACCTGACAAGACAGAAGGCATGGGAAGTTTTCTCGACGTCTTTCTCTTTTCAGAATGTCACCGGAAACCATCCTGAACTATTTGGGTCGATCTAACAAGGGGTTTATTATGTATACAATTACCGTGTATCACGCAGACGGAGCGCTTGAGGTGGGAAAAGTGGAGACTTTGAGTTGTGCTCATGATTTTGTCACAGCCAAGGCAACTGATTGGAGAAAAAAAAACTGGTTGCCTGCTATGTTCACAATCCGCACCAGTGACAGGTTAGTATCTACCCGGACGTTTTATGCAACCTAACCGACGAAACCGCCTTCGGGCGGTCGGTGTCTAGCTAACATCCTGACGAGTCATGCCGGATCGCTACCGGCTAATAACAAGGGGATTTATCATGGATACGTATATGCCGACAATCGAAACAAAGCTTTTACCGGCCACAGGCACGCGCGGTTACAGAGTAAAAGCACAGATCATTGACGGCCAGTCGGTAACAATCGACCACAATCACGGGTTGACCACAGAGCAAAACCATAGGGCAGCAGCAGAGAATCTCGTTAAGAAGTTGTCATGGAGTCCAGTCCTTGAGGCCGGCGGACATACCAAAACCGGCATGGTCTTTATACTGGACGTCTAACCACACGGGTTTCCGGTCAACCCTGAAACCGGAGGGGATATTATGAACGTTCTAATAGCTTGTGAATATTCAGGTACAGTGAGAGATGCCTTTATCAGTAAAGGACACGACGCCGTATCTTGTGACCTGATAGACACGGAGTCTATCGGTCCTCACTTTATACTGGACGCCTTGACACTCATAGAACATCCGGAATATAACGATTGCACACATTGGGATATGTTGATTGCTTTTCCGCCATGCACAGATTTAGCGGTCAGTGGTGCAAGATGGTTTCCGGAAAAGAGAAAAGACGGAAGGCAACAGGCATCCATTTCGTTCTTTATGGCACTGGCTACCGCTGACATCCCAAAGATCGCTATAGAGAATCCGATAGGCATCATGTCAACGCAATACCGAAAGCCTGACCAGATCGTCCAGCCTTGGCAATATGGTCACGGGGAAACAAAAGCCACATGCCTATGGCTCAAAGGGCTTCCAAAGTTGCAACCTACCGATATCGTCGAAGGCCGAGAACAGAGAGTATGGAAAATGCCACCGTCAGAGCACAGAGCCAAAGAAAGAGCACGTTCATTTCAAGGTATCGCCATTGCGATGGCGAACCAGTGGGGTTAATTATGAGACTCAAAAGCATTATGCGGCATCCCGGCTTTATGTCAAAAGAAAGGGCACAGTGGCTGATTGACAACCGGCTTTTGGGCGGCTGGTATCCAATGGCGTTTGTAGAGAAGTGCGCGCTGTCGCTGAAAACCACCCCGGAAGGCATGACGGAAAAGGAAATGAAGGATATAAAAGCCGTTTGGTCATGCCTTCCGGGATATTCCACGTTTCACTCCGCGCTTGTAACTATTCGTGACGGAGACTACAAAGCAAAGGGAAAAGATGAAAACCGAATACCTACACATCAAAATAGCTCCCGGCCTCAAGGACTGGACGCTTAAAGAGGCTGCAAAGCAGGAGAAGACAATGTCGGAGTATGTACGTTATCTACTGGAAAAAGAAAGGGACAAACCATAGACAACCAGCCCCGCCTACCCGGCGGGGCTTTTTTTATGCCTATAGCGTTTTACATACCTCAGTATCGCACCGCAAGCCTTCATTGCATACCCCTATCTTGTCAGCATCCTGCAACGTGGGCAGCATGCCCTTATCTCTATCCGCTTTGACAGTCCTTTAGGGTCGAGATGGTGCGCCATCATGCACTCAATGAACCTGTACGACTGGCGACCGCCAAACCCACAATAAATACACTTCATTGCATACCCTCGAATATCTGTGACCACAGACAGGCCGTCATGATCTGGAGATGTAAAACGACTTCCTTCTTATCATGGTCTGTCCAGTTGCCGTCATGGTATATCGTGTGCTCTTCAGTCGTTACCGGTATCACATGCGCTTCACTCTTACAATACCGCACCGTATCCGGGTAGTGATGCAATACCACGTCTGGGGAACCTGATATATACGATCCCGAAGCCCGGAGAAATGCGTGATAGGCGCCCATCTTACCTTTGGTCCACGTTTTAGGGTGGTGGTCTATCGGTACTCCGGTGATATGGTCGGTTATGGATACTCGCTCGCGCACGACTTCCGGATCTAACCGTTTCGCTGTCTCCATGAGGCTGTCCGCAGAGGCTACCGCAGCCGATGCCAGTTCTAACCGCTCACCGGGTTCCATCGGCCCTGGTTCAACTTCTTCCATTTCCTGCGCGGCCTGCTCGAGGTTAGATGCCGTTTCATGACCGTTTCTTTTCGGCAACGCATTTACGCATATCTGCCTCCACGACCCCAATCGCTCTATGACTTCCTTTGCTTTCTCGTAGTCCGGGAACCGCTCCGCAAACTGAACGCAGCGCCACAGGACAGACGCCGAACGCCCTATGGCTTGTGACAACTCAGGGACCACTGGCTTGCCCTGTATCTCTTCATGTCCCTTTATGCCCACACCGATGTACCACCTGCACCATGCGATCTCCTGTAGCTTCGTGCGCTCATGCGAAAGATATTCCCGGATCTCATCGCAAAAGGATTGCCAGGTCGTCAGTTCACTCATTATAAACCCTCCGACAGGAATTCTCTCAGTTGCTCTCTCTCATCTTTGTCGAGTTCCCATGCTCTGGATTCAGCCTCCACAGTTACTTTCCCATCTCCAAACACGCAAAAATCCAGGCCGCCCACCTCTATCTCCCGCAGTATAACCGGTCCTCTATTGCGATATGGCTGCACTAAGTTTTTCATGTGCCACTGTACCGTCTGCCCGTGGTCATCGATAAAGATGCCACACACCGAAAGCGGTCCTATTGTGTCAAAGTTGCTCATCGCCGCCACCCTATCTTTAAGAAAGATCTTCGTGAGAACCGGCACACACGACCCCAAAACGATCCCCATAACTCACTCATGACTCCCGTCGGCCTATTCATAAACAGCCTCCATAAAGTCCTCCGCTTTCATTTGGGTTACATACATAACCCAGTTGCAACACTCGCAATCTCCGTAACAGTCGAGACAGTCCCCGCAGCTCTCGCAGAAATCCTCACCACATTCCGGTTCCAGGTCCAGCACCGCGACAACGCTCCACTTCTTATAGTCTCTGTCGGTGTCGTCCCAGACTTCACACCTCATTTTCTTTTCTCCAGATCCGCACCACGTTCATGATCGCCAATATCAACCCGCCTATCGCCATAGTGAGCGGGTCGAAGTCGGGCGCCTGCGCTATCTCTGCCACCCCGGCACCTGCTATCGGAAGTCCTATCACGCTGCCTGCTATCTTACCGATGTTCTTTTTGAGGAAGTTCATGTTGCCTCCTGTATCTCTCATCGAAGTTAGTTGCCGACCATATATTCTGAGTACCACAAGAGGGGCAAATAGCAGAACTGGGCTCTCTTATTGGCACTTTCTCTTTCCACGTATGGCGACACCCCCCACAAGTAATAGTCCATTTTTTCTTTCCCGTAAAATGGTTCCAAAACCCGTTGGCCTCTATAAAGGCAGCGTTCATGTTGCCTCCTATGTGACAATTCTCGTGACATAAAGCATGGTCCGGCATACACCGGGACCGGACCACACAGTTCTATCCCGGCTTTGCTCTTGTGTCAACCAGTGCCTGCGCTCTCGCCCTCATAGCTACCGTATTGTCCTGCATAAGAGCGTTGATATGCGTTCTCCTGGTTCCCTGGATCTGACTGTCGGTAAAACCTTTAAAATCTTCCATTGCCTTGTTGTACTCTACTTCCCAGGTGCTGTAGTACTTGGGGCACCATACGTCTTTACTCTTCTGCCGGGGCGGGTGCTTGCTCTTCGGTCTCACCGATTACCTCCTTCATTGTCTTGTTGTACTCTACTTCCCAGGTACTGTAGTACTTGGGCAGCCATACGTCTTTACTCTTCTGCCGGGGAGGGTGCTTGCTATTCGGTCTCACCGTCGCCTTGTGATACTCTACTTCCCAGGTACTGTAGTACTTGGGAAGCCATACGTCTTTACTCTTCTGCTTGGGCGGGTGCTTGCTCTTCGGTCTCATCGATCACCTCCAGTGTCGATACTATGCAGCAGGAATACAGTATCGATAGTAAAATGGCCGGTCCGTTGAATTTCATGATTGCCCCCCCTCTCTCTTAATGCCACCAGATCCTTCCCTTGTAAAAAGTCGAAACAGAGGTACAGGTGTCAGGAATGTTCTCAATGGCCTTCTTCAGTTTCTCGTATTGCTCCGGGGTGAACTCCAAAACCTCGTCACGAGTATCTACGAACTCTGTCCACCACCCCAATGTCGGAATCTTCTTCATTTTCTACCTCCTTAAAAACCTGCCACCAAAAAGATCTCATTAATTACCGTTACGATTCCGACACGGCAAGTTCTTCCATTTGGTCTGTCCACGGTTCCAACAGTCGCTCTATTACCTCCGGGCTTCCCACGATCTCGTGACTCGCTTTCCACACCACGACAGAATCCCCTTTAATGCCAAGGTAGATAGACCCCTCGTTATACCTGATCGAGTGTATCTGGCTATCGCTTATCACCAGAATCGATCCGTCGTCCATCCTAAAACACCGGTCTCTCATTTTTGCCCCCTCTAGTCTTATAGCACCTATGGAAGATTTTGCCTTACTAGTACTTGGTAGTACTCTTAGTACTTAGTAGGTGTAGATTTCCCGACGCTCAGGAAACATGCGCGTTGGACTGTTTACGGGCATCTTGAGGGTTTTCCTCGCATACCCCAACGAGCACCTTGCCAGCCTCTACAAACACAACCTCCATACCCATAAAATACACTCCTTCGTCATTATCGAGATCCTCCTTTGTTACCGTTGGAAAACCGTCCCATAAAATCTTCCATTGGGCTTTGGGCATAAACCAGTGTGTCGGCTCCTGTCCATACTTGGCGATGTACTCCACCCACATTACGTAAAGCACCTCCTTCTCAATAGCCATATGCACCACCATGGAAGAACTTGGGTGGAAGGGAGGGGTGGTAGTAGGTGGGGAGGGGAGGGGTGGGGGGAAGGGTGGTAGGGTAAGACTCAATACTCTTATTAGTCTTATATACGTATGCGCGTGCGCCCGGGGGAGAGTTACGCCGTTTTTCTGTGGTCTGGATTGACATTAACCTGCCGCCTCTCTCACCTCTACACCACGCTCAGTAACCATCTTCAAAAGCTGTACCACAGTACCAGAGTAACCACAACCCAGACAAGAAAACACGCCCCGATCAAAATTCACAGAGAAAGAAGGCTCCCGCTCCTCATGAACAGGGCACCGGCACCACCACTCGCTTTTCCTCTGCCGCAGGTCCAGCATATCGACAAGCCACGCCTGCCGCTCGTCAGCAGGGACAGCGAGATTCGTAGACACCGGCACCACATCCCGCAGGTCTAACAGCCACTCAGGGCATTTCTGTGCTTTAAGGGTTTTGATATGGCATTGCTTGACGAACTCGTATTTGCCTCCGTCCGGATGGACAGAGGGCGGGGCCACCACATATTTGTTGCCGTATTGTATATCGACTCCCGGTCCCAACGTCTTGGGCCATCTGACACCCGGGTCTTGGAAATGAAGATGCGTACCACCCGATCCGGTCCTCACCTCCGTAGTAGCGTACCCCTTTTGTATTGCCATCCAGGTGTCATTACCGCCATTCCTCGGGTCTATGTCCACGAACATCTTGCCCGATGCTCCCGCTGCTAACCCGATATTAGCTTCTGGAAATTCGGTCCACCAATGGAGGATTTGGTCCTTGTCTTTGCTGGCATCTTTAACACCGTGCGCTGTTATGGGGGTCTTGCCGGTCAGGGGAAGTACTGCGTAGTCCATTGTAGCGTAAAGCAGTGCGGCGTAATATTTAGACATTACACACTCCCATTAGGTGTAGGGTCACTCCGGTGAATGGGCACCGGAGATCGCCATTTTGTGGTCTTGACATAGCAGGGAGCTACCCTGCCGAGGTCCAGTTAATATAATAAGTTATGGTTCCGAAGTCAAGCCGTCGATCCAGTCCTTGAGGCGTATCACCGAATATGTCTCACTCAGCCGGTATACCCAGTTCACACGTTTTGTCGTCACATCGCCAACCTTCACTTCCATCAGTTTCCAATGTCCCCGCATCAGAATCGCAACCTTCGACACCCACCCTATGAACCGGACGGTCTCGCCATCGAACGTACACTGGAGGTAGATGTCGGCAGGAGCTTTCCGCTCGTTCAAAATTAGATAGTGGGGGTGGTCGTACTTCGTAGTCTTCACATCGATGGTGATATCTCCAACCTCAAAGTCCCACCCTGGGTCAGGACCCTCTCTACGCATAGGGAGGCCGGTCCACTCTTCAAAAGCCATCTCCCCCACATACCCGAGGTAGTTGTCTTCTTTCCGATCCCCACCGGTGTTATGGTCGTTCCTGCCGGGATCTCTTTTGGCTCCGAGGACTTTGCACTCTTCCAGTTGTTCGGCTGTGAGTCTGACCTTCATTTTCCCTTCTCCCCCCGGCAGAAGGCTGCGGAATAGTTAGACATGCTTCCCCCATTTAGTTTTAAGCCCCGCATCTTTTAACGTCTGATGCCATCGGGTGTGATGCTTTTTACATAGTGGCAGGCACGGCCAATGTTCGGAATCGATAAAAAACTCTTGTGGGGCAAAATGGTGGTACTCTACATCAATAGATGAGCACTGGCCATAACTACAAGGGATATCGTGTTCCTGTTTTGCCCAGGGAAGGTCCTGGATGGTCTTGGCACCTTCAAAGATCGGATGGGAAAGAGCCCCCTCCACCATTTTCTTTGATATCCACGTTCCCGCCCAATGATCGCCACATCTCCAGCCTATATGCTCGCTGCCTGACCGCATGATTAACCGGCATAGCTCAACTCGTTTTTTCGTATCGCATACCCTGCAATGCCTGATTGTTTGTGCTGGCGACATTTCCCCTCCTCCCCCCGGCAGGTCGCCACCCACCGGGGTTCAGATATCATAACAGGTAGTTAATGTGACTACGAACAAAATGTGACTACGAACAAGTAGGTCTAACCAGGGTCCATAGTGCCTCCTTTCTTCGGTGAAACGCTTGACAATTTCTTCTGCTCCTCACGGTATATCCGGGAACGCCAATCCACATGGGTCATTTTTCACCTTCTCGGTCTCCTGCACCACTACTGAGAGATATTCAGAATCGACATATCCCTGGTCGGCCAGTTCAATTACAATGGTCTTGCCGAAGCTCTCATCGATCTCCACCCTTCGCTCTCCCACCCTGAGCTCAAGGATCGTGCCTCCCCACTGGTCGTATGGGTTGATGTCGCCGCCGACGTAGTGCTTCACTCTGCCTCCCACGAACTTTCTCCAAGTCTCACGATCTCGACACCATCACCAATGGAAGCATTTAACAGTTTGTCGAACGCCTTCTCCGTATCGGACGCCGACCTCTTCTGTAATCTGGCTATTAAGGACGTTTCCTTGCCTTCTAACGCACTTTCGTTATTTCCATGACTCTGTAGGTGTTTCACGCCAGTGCCTCCTCCAGACACGTCTTAACGTGTCTAGTGTCCATTCACGCTCACTAACCTCGTGAGCACATTTTCCAATCAGAATATAGTATTTCATAAGTTAGGAGCCAGGTACTTTATCACGTTAAGGCGCAGTCTTGACCAGCTTGCAAAACTAATCTGCCTCAGTAACCGGTTGCGCACCTCCGGGTTTCGGGCAACTGCGCCGGGGCGATCAATTTCCCCGGCTTAAGTTAGGGGCCGGGAGTTGCCGCCGTAGCGACGAAAAGCTAACAAGGGGGAAAGCCTTCCAGGGAGTCCCGGCGCTCCTGTTATCTCCCTACTTGAAATCGTCTAAGGTGGATACCACCCCGCCAGACGCATCGCGGATCTTCAGGGCTGTGCTTACCTTCATATCCCGATCCCCTCTTAATATGCGCCACTCTAACCTGCGTAGTGAAGATTGCTCCAGGCCAGCCCTTTTCGAGAAGGCACTCAGAGCACCTCGGGTCTTCCTCAATTTTGCAATGTATTTGAGTAATGTCATGACCATAGTATACTAAGCCCGTGACAGCGTGTCAATATATTTCTTCAGAAAAGTGTTGACATTTTGCGTGACAGTGTGTATCATAGTAGTAAACTCACAAAGGGGGAAACATGAAGGACCATTCGGACGCCATTCGCTTTGCCATCAACCACCCCGAAGTATCGCTCGGCGAGTTCACGGAGATGTTCGGGCTCGACAAGCAGGAAGCCGAAGAGCTGTACGACCTCGGCCAGGGAGTAGCGGTAGAACGTGAGATGCTCATAGCCAAAGCACTGGAGGGTAAAGATGTATCTCATTAAAGTCATGAGAAGCAAATACGGAGGCCAGTGTGACTGCACCACAAAGATCAAGCAGGGCGAAGAGATGGGGTACTCAGGGGGGCGTAAGCCCGTGACAAGGTGCATGGACTGCGTAGACAAGCTCGTTCGCAAGCACTCCCCCGTCCGGATCCGGCAATTCCTGAAGTTTGACCAGAGGATAGACTGATGCAACCTAACATGAAAGACAAAATCTTCCATTTGTTTAGTCTGGCACAGATGGTAGGCGACAAAGATACCGAGCAGGTGCTGTTCGTCCTCGTAGACGCCATAGAAAGAGGCTACGGAGACAAGCTCGCCGCCGTGGTCCGGAGGGAGTACGAGCGCCAGACATCCAGTAGGGAAAACATGGAAGAACTTGGGTTATGACCATCCTCTCCCAGAAACCCGTCAAGCTCGTCGATGATGCCTACATTGTCACAGAGCTTTCCAACGGCAACTACGTGTTCACCAGTGACCACTCGACGAAGTATCTCACCACAGTAACAGACTGCACATGCCCCGGTTTTCAGTTCCGGAAAAGGTGCAGGCATTTAGAGTACACACAAAACTGGAAAAACTAAGGGGGAAGCAAATGTCTGTATGGGAAACGCTATCCAAGATCGACGTAAGCGAGCACATCGAGAAGAAGGGTAACCTGTCCTATTTGTCATGGGCATGGGCATGGGGAACGCTCATGGAGCACTACCCGGATGCAGACTGGACCGTGATTCCTGATGTCAAGCACGAAGACGGGACGGTGATGGTCAACAGCCTCGTGCGCATAGAGTGCACGGCTCGAACAATGTTCCTCCCGGTCATGGACAACCGCAACAACGCAATACAGAACCCGGACACACGACAGATATCAGATGCACGTATGCGCTGCCTGGTGAAGAACCTCGCCATTTTTGGACTGGGCCATTACATCTATGCCGGGGAAGACCTGCCCCCCTCCGAACCAGAAAATCCCGCCACAGAAGATCAAGTCGAAGAGATAAAGCGCCTGCTCGACACAAGGCAGGTGCCGGAGCCCATGCACAAAAAAGCATCCATGTTGCTGGGTAGTAATATCTCAGAGGGCAAAGCCGTGAGCATCATCAATGCCCTGTCCGAATGCCCGAAAAGAGAGGGAGCATGACCCTTTACTCACGTAACAAGATACGCCGATCCCTCCCACGCGCTGACACACTGGCGTGGGTAGCCATAACCGCCGCCGCCGCATACTTCATGGGCCATGTGTGGTGGTGGCATACGATGACCATAATGGAGTATTGGGGGTACTAATGACAGTTCACGTTAGCACAGAAATGGAAGATTTTGTCCTACAGAGATCCCAAGGTCTCAAGCAAACGCCAGACCAGTACGCTCACATGCTCATAGCCAGAGACTACTGCCGCCTCCATCCACCGGCTGTCAATGAGGGCAGGAACCTGGACGGCAGGCCCATAGACGTACTTGCAAAAGGAGAAAGATATGAACATCGATGATCTCAAGATAGGGGAACTGAAAAGCCTATTGCAGTTGCTACAGCCACAAACAAATGCCTCAATGCACGAAGATGAAATGAAGGTAATAGTCGTTTTACAGCGAGGATGGTGCGCCGTTGGGAGATGGCATCAGACCGGAGATTATGTCTCATTGAGCGAAGCAGATATCGTCCGTCGATGGGGAACCACTGGGGGGTTGGGGGAACTCGCAGACAAAGGGCCAATGAGTGAGACAATATTGGACGCCGTTCCTCAAGGTCTGAGATTCCACATTCTGTCGGTAGTCGCAACTTTTCCATGTTCAGACGGATGGTCAAAATGAATGGTTTAGAATCTTACGGTGACGGTTCCGGTTACGGTGACGGTTCCGGTGACGGTTCCGGTGACGGTTCCGGTGACGGTTACGGTTACGGTTACGGTGACGGTGACGGTTACGGTGACGG